GAATGTCCAGAAAGCCAGCGGCGCGGTCCGGAGGGATAAGTTTTTTCTCGACGAGATCGTTGATCTGGTCGACTCGCGCAGCCGCGGTTTTCGCGAAAAACGCCGTAGGCATGACGGCCCAGCGATACTGGTTCTCTTTCAGCTTTACGTCGGAGTACTTCAGCGCCTTCGCCATGTGCTTGTTCTTGATGAGCAGTTCGAAGCCACCCACCTCATTGAACAACTCGGCGAGGTTCTTGGCAATCTGAACAAAGAAACTGTCGCGGAACCGCATGGGTTCGCGCAGACCCTCCTGATCCGTGTCCTCTAGCAACCTGAGCGCCTGATATGCGCGGATGTTCTTTGGTACTTCGCCCTCGGTGCTCAGGAGGCTCGTGCGTCCCATCACCTGCATTGCATCCTCGACCCATTTCACAAACTGGAACGCTTGTGGGCTGATGCCGTCGCTGTTCCACGTCTCGATGCCGCCTGCGCCGACAATGCGCAGTATGTCGGCCACGCCGTTGGTAATCTTCTCAGCGGAGATTTTGGAAGCGTTGCCCTTGAGAATGATTTTCGGCACGGCCATCAGCCACATGGCCTGGTCGATGCGGCCGGTCCAGCGGTCGTGGGTCTGTTGCGGGCCGTAGAGATCGGCCATCAGTGGGTGACCCCACATGCCGCGGCGAGGCAGACTGTTCCATCCCCACGCGAACGGAAGCGCGTCGAGCTCGGCCTCGTACTCCTCTTCAAGAGTCGCACCCGGCACCCACACCACGCAGCGGCCGTCCTTGGCCTTTGGCCCCGAGCGACGGTGCCATGAGTAGGTCACGAGGATTTGGTCGACCATGACATTGTCTTGGTCCCGCAGTAGCCAGGATTCGGGCGGTATCGACGGCGCATTCTCGAGTGCTTCGCTCGCATCTGGCCACAGCTCCATGGCGACTTGGCGATCGAAGCATCGGTCACGATGGATGCTGCGCCCATTTCTGTATTGCCAGTCAATCTCATCGAGCAACACCTCGAATGGATCGACCCGCTCACACACGGGTTGGCCGTCCTCGAGATACGTGTGCGCGAAATACGTCCCCGTCATGCAGCAATCATCAGCCCACAGCGGATCTTGATCGTAGATGCCCAACTGTTCAAACGCGCCCTCCATGAAGAGGTTGTGCCAGCGTGCCCTCAGCTTGAGGTCATAGTCACCGTCTTTGACAAGCGCCATCGGTAGCACGCGTGTCTTGAGTAGCTTCGATTTGTATGTCTCAATGAGCAGGCGCGACCGATTGACCGCGTAACGTTTTGGGCGCGCGGTCTGCGGTCGCTGGATGTTGTGCCAGTAGCGATCTTGATATGTGACCTCGTACTCGTGCCACTGCGCCCAGCGCTGCGCCGCATTCTCACGCAGCGTATTGGTGCAGCCGATGAGGCGCTTATGCGCCTCCATCTCCGGCGCGTTGAACCAGTAGTTGCGCTCCGCCATCAGTGGCCCCCGTTCACCGGGGCGAGGAGAATATTGGACCTGGCGGCACGCAGCTGCTTGGTAAGGTTGTCGATCATGCGCATGACCTTGTCACGGTCGGCCGCGTCGAGGTCATCTAGATCGCAGCACGTCGTCACGTTTCCCACGTGCGCCTTGCGCCACGAGCCCAAGCCGCCAAGTGCCCGGATGCCCTCGACCTCGGCGATGCGCTTCGTCTGTGGATCCACCAGCGTCGCCGTTGTCAACTCATAGAGAGGATCGTACCAACCCTCGTCGTCGGTCGCGAGCCCAACGAATGTGGCCGCACCGCAGCGCATGATATGCCATTCACCGTTCACGACTTCGCCTCTACGGTCGCATCATCGAGGACATTCTCATAGAGCCGATCGACGATCGACTCGTGATGGAGCACATGGACCGTCTGTCTACGCCCAGGCGGCCCGACGACGCGCACCTCGACATCACCGTTCTTGAGCTCGGTAATATCCGCAACCTTCTGCGGTCCCTTGAACGCAGAAACACTGTTGCTCACCCCGAGTGGGGACTCGAACTGCACAGCGGTAACGAGTTGGAGCCTAATCAGCTTGCGCATGGAACCTCTACCCTCGGTTGACCGTGGTCGATGAGCTTTCGCCCGACACGTTGACCGCGCACGGCAGCGGCGACGTAGACATAGACAAGCGTGTTCTGATTCCAGATGGCCCAGCCCACGAGCGTAGACGGCTCGTCACGATCGCAGGCCACTACAGCAACTTGGGCGCCACGCACAAAGGCGTCGATGACGGGCGTCAACACGGGCGCAATGGCTGGCTTCTCCCGTTGCGCCAAATATCGGTCAATCTCGCGCTTCATCGAGTGCACGATGTAACCGAAGTCGGGCGGCATGGCGGAACGAATATCGACAATCACGTATGTTCGCTTGCCTGAGGCAGATACCCTACGTAACCGCCAAGCTCGACGGCCGCATTGCGGAGCGCGACGCGCTCCATCTTGAGCATCCTTTCTGTCTTCATGCAGCGTTGACAGAGATGCTCGGGGCTCATGCCGAAATCTGCTGTATGACCGTATGTCTCGCAGAAGGCGTCAGCGATGAGTTGGGCTTCCTCGCACGATTGCTGAGGCTTGTATCCTGGCGTGGTGTACAGGGCAATGGCAGCTTGCTCGAGGAACGAAAGGCTCATTAGTGGGCTCCAATAAAGGCGCGAAACAGGCGCGCAGGGATGGTCTTTGATTCTTCGGAGAAGAAGAGAATGGCGCCGATGGCTGCGATACGCACGATGTCGGCCGTGTCGCCATCACGCTTCATATTCCAGTTCATGCCCTCGATGCGCACGACGTCCTCCGCGCCATGACAGCGCGCCCGCACGTCGGTATACGGCTCGCCACCGGCTGTTAGGCCCTTGTCGGCAACGCCATACGCCTCGACAGCGAAGCGGGTGCCCGTGCGCAGTGAGCATACCTGGCACTGCGGCCAAAGCGTAGAGCCACCATCTACGCCGCCCCTGCGGCGCATATCCTTGTCTGCTGCCCGGATAACGCTCTCCGGAAGGAATAGTTTCGACCGCCAACGACGCATGGGGCCATCGACATGTGCCACACGCTGCCGAGCTGTGTCAAGTCAGCGGCACACGCCGCCATCGCATGCGCTACCGATGTCGCAGCTCAGGAAGTAGCCGGCACCAGTTTGCACGTCGGTCTCGCACACATGACCTACGGGGACGTCGGCGTCAGCGGTGATGGTCGGCGGTGGGGCCGCGTCTGGCATTTGCACGTCGCCGCCGCATCCGAGCAGCGCACCAAGCAACAATCCGTGACCTAGTCCTGTGCCCATTCGTCCACCTCCTCCGGCTCTCCTCGCGTCGTACGCATCAGTGTCTCTGTTTCCTCCCTGACAATTTCTGCTCGAGTCCTCTCGCGCGGCTTCTCGCGCTCAGCGAATGCCTGGCACGCGCGCCACCCGTACAGTGTCGCGTCGGCCGCGTGGTTGACTTGATTTGGCGCCTCGGCGCCTCCCTTTGCTCGCATGAGGCTGGCCCATTCCTCTTTGAGGTCTTGGCACCTCTGCTCCACACACACGAGCTGTCCGCGCTCGAGCGCCCCGTTGATGAGCCGCACGTAACCTAGGCGATTCTGCTTCTCCGCTGGATCGATTGGCATTCCAAAGCGCGACTCGATTTCCGCCTGATAGCCCTTACCAAGTCCGCCGACGTCGCCAACTATCTGGTCGAACGCATATACACTGCATAGCCGCTGCATTTCCTCGCCGACCGCCGACGGCTCGCCCTTCATCCGATAGCATTCGAGCACCCAGACTGTCTGGTCGTGCTTCGCCCATCCGAGGATACAGAAGGCGTTCTCGTCGACGACGCCGAAGTCGAGGGCGAGCACGAAGTGGTCGAGCGCAGGCGCGACACTGCGCCAGTTGAGCGACGTCGGCCTATAAACGAGCCCGGTCGCGTCTTGGATCCATTCTCCCAATTCGAGTTGACGACGCGTTACCGAGTCAAGCAGCGCCAGGGATTGCCGGTAGTCGGTGGCATCGATGCTCGGGTTATCCTCGAGTCGCGCTGGCACAAACGGCTTGGATCCCTTGACGAAGCGCGACATGACCCAGTCGTGGCCTTCGCCGCCAGGGTTAGAGCCGGCGCGAGCTCGAGTGCGCACCTCGCTACCTTGGAGGCGACGTAGGCGCGAAAGCAGGTAGGTGTATTGGGTCTCGGTGAACTGCGTTAGCTCGTCGAAAACGATGCAATGGAACTCCGCAGATTGGTAACGATATTTGTCGTCCTCGTGGTCGAGATAGCCGAATTGCAGCGTGGCGCCGCTGGGGAAGGTCCATCTTTTATCGTTGCCGTTCCATTTGGCGGCGGTGCCACGCAGCCAAGTGTTTGCGCGCTGCATGATGGCGCCGGATAGCTTTAGGTCCGCGAAGGTGCGCCGGAGCGCCAGAGCTGCGTAGCCTGGGGTCTCGACGTCGCGTAAGACCTCCATGAGTAGAGCGTCCGACTTACCCCCTCCGGCGGCTCCGCCGTAGAGGGCCTCGCGGTCGGTGAGCGCAAGAAACTGCTGCTGCTTTGGGTGGGGTACGTGCGGGCACCACGTCGTCTGTTCACGCCGTAGAAACTCACGTGACAGGTCACGGGTGGCGATCATGACTCAGTCTTTGTCACGCCGTAACCGCGCGCCATCAGCCACTCGATGGACTTGGCCTCGAGCTCAGCGTCGGGCATGAGCGGCGCGTCGTCCTTGGTCTTCTTTAGCCGTTGCAGCTTCAAGTTCTCGATGGCGGTCACTTCGTTTTGCGCGCGGTTGACCGCATTCTGCAGCTGGGCGCATTCGCCGGGGGT